TCATTTCTGCTTGTGTAAATTGATGATAACTTAAAAAATTTGCCAGTTCTACTTGTGTTGATCTATGAGGTATACGTAAATTGTTTTCAATGTCTGCAATACTAGTATTGCAAAATGCACTAGCAGCATTTGGTGCTAGTGCAATAGCAGGCAATCCAAATAAGAATGCTTCTGATGCAGCAATACTATTAAATGTTACTAGGCAATACACATCATTAGCCATAGCATCCCAAATTGTGTTTTTTGTAACTCTTTCTGATCTTCCTGGTTTTAATCTAACTTCAATAGGACGATCAGTATGTTTTTTAATGTTTTCAATTGTTAATTTCATCCAAGCATCAAGATCTTGATTGTAAAATTTCATAACTTTTTCGCTTGGAGGAACAACTAAAATTTTACTTCCAGTTTTTGGTTTGCCAGGTTTCCAATTTAATTTTGCTAAACGATCGCTTGCCATAGGTTTAAAATTTAATGCTTGTAAACCATTTTTTGTAATACGATGATATTCTTTTTTTGTTCCTGGTTGGATATAACCAGTATCGATTGCGTAGAAATCTCTTTTATTTTCTAAACAATATTTTATTGCTTTTTGTCCACCACCGCCTAAGCCTCTAATAACAAGAGTGTTATCTGTATCTTGTTCTCTATCAAAGTTGCTGATAAAACCGCCACTGCCGTTTATAAATGCCTTCAAGTAAGGATCGTATTCTAATCCCTTTTTTTCTAAATTAAATTCTTCTTTTTGCACAGCAATTGCAGCAGTTTTTATTCCCATATCATCACTATTCTCTATTGTTTCATTTTTAAAATAAACTTGGTTAGGATCAATTAAGTTATTTAAAAATTGCTTAATTAATTTTTTTTTTGACTCCGTATAGGATAAATCGTCGACATCTATTTCTTTGTTACGTTCCCTATATAACTTATATTGATAACTTTGCTCCATTTTTTTAGCATATTGAATATGAGCTCTATACCATTCTATATTATATTCACAGGTAGCATAATCATCAAACCAAGGTCCGCCTTCTGTGTAATGTAGTGCTTTTGGCTTTCCATCAACCGGTTCTTCATACCAACCTACTAGCCAATTCCATTCATGACTAAGCTCACCTACTTCTTCGTCTTTTAACCAGCTAAATCTATGAAAGTATGCACCAGTTCTTGCCATGTCATTTACTACATCTAAAGTTAATTTAGCATTACTAGGATGACCACAATTTATTAGCATCATACTCGACCAATTTTTTCTTGGATAAGCGTGTTGTACTTGTCCATCCATTTTAGTTGACCCAGGTTTAGGTGTATAATCATGATGAGCACACATTACAGCTTTGCTTTCGTCACGTTGATCCCAAAGCAGTTTAATATCTTCTAGAAAAACAAAATCGCAGTCAATAAACAATGCCCAACCTTCATAGTTACACAAATGCGGAATTAAAAATCTTGTAAATGTAAATTCTGTGCTTGCGAGTTGATCTATTTCACGAGTGTATACACCGTCACCTCTCAGTGACTTTTGTTTCAATGGAATAATTTCTACAGGTACACTACTTGTTTCTTCAATACTACTTTTACAAACTTGATAAGCAATATCTTCTCTGCTATCCCATCCTACAAATACTTTCATTAATCTCTTCTTTCTATATCTTCTTCACTTAATTCTTTACCCATCCAGACTTCTATAACTTTTGCTGCTTTGTTATCTAAATTTACAGCCTTATGCCAATAGCCTATTGGAATGTCAATACTATCACCTGGCGTTAATAGTGTGCTAGTTCTTCTTCCTATTTTATCTTCAAGGAACATATTGATAACGCCATTAACAACGTGCCAGTGTTCGCTGCGTTTAAAGTGTCGTTGATCACTAAGTGCTTTACCTGCTGCAAACTCAAGTTGTTTAACTTGCCAACCTTCACCTTTATCTAATATAGTGTATTTGCCCCAAGCACGTTCTGTTGTAGGTTGACTCCAATCTTTGAGTATCCAACTGCTTGAATTCTTTTTATCTTCGCCGCCTACACCAAAAACAAATTCAACATCAGGATGATCTCCCCAAGTTTCATATTCCGGTGTTGTAGTGTTGGTTCTATCGCCGCCGTTTGCAAAAATAAGTTTCCACTTGCTTGCTTTTGTTTGCAAAATATATCCTATTGCAAGACAGGAACTATTATCATCATCTTTAAATGTAATAACTTCGTCTACACATGCTAATTCTTTTACAATAGCAATACGCTCTTCGATTGGCATAAATGGTTTGCCTTTTTTACGTGTTAGCCATGCATCTGAATTTAGACCAACTACAAGATGATCACCTAATTCTCGTGCTGCTTTAAAATAGGCAATATGGCCTGAATGTAGTGGATCGAAACCACCTGTAACTAGTACTACTTTCATGTAGTATTTATATGCGTACTTTACTAAGTTTTATTTTTTGGTAATTTTAAATTATCGTTATGAATCGATTGTACAAGTGTGTAATCTAATTTAAGATCATTAATTAATTTAGAAAGAGCTAAAGTGTCTTTAGGTAAACAGGCACCGCTATAACCACGTAAATTTTTATTTACATCTAAATAATTTCCACTTGTTTTATTTGTTTTTTTATACGCATTTTTTATAACACTATAATCTGCATCATATTTGTTGGCAATATCGTACATAATATTAGCAAACACAACTCTAAGTGCTGCATAAGAGTTATTATATAATTTCAATATTTCTGCTTCTGCTGGCATCATATAATCTACATTTTTAGGTAACTTACCAAAAGCGTTTCTTACTTTACGTCCTATTTTTAAATTATTTGTACCAATAGCTAATAAATCACATTGTTCAAAATCTTTGTCAGCATAATTTTGTCTAAGAAATTCAGGTACAAAACAAATATCTATGTTATGTTTTTTTATTAGTTCATCTGTAGTACCCGGAGTAGTTGTGCTTCGAATTGCTACTACTCCTTTATAATCATACAGGCTAATATCTTTTACAACATTATTAACTTGGTCTTCAGGAGTGCAAATAAAAATAATTTCTGCAGTCAACACATCTCTTAAAGCTGTATTATATTTGACATCGTGCTCAAGTACGGTGTGTCCTAACCTTTTAAAGCCGTTAACATTTGCTTTTCCAACAACACCTATACCTACTACACCTATAATCATAATAAACTTTCTATTGTTTTTTTAAGTCCAACGTCTAAAGGAGTATAATTAGTAAATCCTGTTAGCATTTGTACTAGTGTTGTATCAGGACATCTACGTTTTGCACTGCCTTCTGGACCTGGTAGTATTTGTAACTTGTCAGGATTTATACCCATAAAGCCCATAATAAGTTTTGCTACTACGCTTATCTTTACTTCGTTGTCATTTCCAACATGCACTATGTTACTACAAGATTTTTTGATAAGAATGTCAGTCATTTGCACTGCATCATCTATATAACAAAAACTTCTAGTATCATCGCCTTTAATATAATACTCGCCACGTTTACAGCGTTCTACAAATTCGTTGACGAAATGATCTACTTGTCCTGGACCATAAACATTAAAATATCTAATAATTAAATAATCTAATCCGCTGTTTGCTACTAGGTTTTCACCTAGAGCTTTCGGAATGCTATAACTCCATCTTGGATTCGTAATGTCGTTAAACACAACTGGTACTTGCTCATCAGTTGGCACATGGTAATAACCTGCATCAATTGCTCCATTAAATATTTCACAAGTACTAGCAAAAACAAATTTAGTATTGGTATTTTTATAACGTTCAATTAAATTTATTGTTGGTAGTGTATTATTTATTAGTACATCAGTTGGCTGTTCATAAAATAATTTAGTGCCATTAGTTGCAGCAAGGTGTACTACAATATCATAGTCAGGTAATAATTGTGTAGTAGTTTTATCTGATAAATCTTCACCACGGATTTTTTTATCGTAAGGTACTACATATGCATTTTGTTTTTGTAAATGTTTGTAGTAATGACTGCCAATAAATCCGTGTGAACCAGTTAATAAAATTTTACCATCCAAAGATATAGTCTTTCCTTACGTTTGTTATTTCTCTGGCGCCAAAAGATTTCAAATACATACCTGCACATTGATCTGTGTCAGCTTGCTGTTCACATACTATAATTGGTTTGTATCTAAGGATAGTATCCATTGCGCCTTTTAACACTTCTAATTCATGTCTTTCACAATCAATTTTTAATAATCCAAACTTTGGTAAATTTAAATCATCTAATCTTTTAATTTGAATACTACCGGTGCCAACTTCACTAACAAAACTGCCGCCTGTGTTTTCTTCGTCAAATACCATTTCAACTACATCATTAACACTGCCTAATGCGTGTTTATGAATTTGTACAGGCAGTCCACTTACATTTCTTTCTAAGCACGAATATACTTGCTCAAGAGGTTCGTAAGCTATTACTTGGTTAAACTTTTCTGTAAGAGGTTTAGACCACAGACCAACATTAGCACCTATGTCAACTGCAATGTTAAAGTCACTTACATACTTGTATGCTTCATCTCTTACATCATCTTGATACTGCGGCGGGCCACCATTTTTAACTCTTTTTGCAATTAATCTTTCAAAGTGTTCATCTGTATCTGGCATCCAGTATTCAAATACTTTTTTCATTTCACACCTATCAAAGCATTTTTGCTTCCTATATTAGCTAACTCTGTATATCCATGGCGAGATAAAATATCTAGTACTGAATTTTTTTGAAATCCATATCTTTTTTCATGTCCTTTTCTTTCATAAAGAATTACAGGTTTATATTTTAAAATTGTTTTTAAACCACCTTTGATAATAAAAGGTTCAAACCCTTCTGCATCAATTTTAATAAAATCTACATTTGTAAAATTAAATGAATCTAATGTAGAAATTTTTACCTTGGTAGTATTTTCTTGATTTGTACTAATATGAGTTGAAAAGGTACTTTTAGGATTAAAATTTATAGAAACTTTTTCTTTTTTGTCGCCTAATCCGCAGTCATATATTTCTACATTTTGTAAATTAAATTTTTTTGCATTCATTTTAAAGCAAGCATTAATTTCAGGAACTATTTCAAATGCAGAAACTTTTTTAAATATATTAGACATATTAGCCGACATTAGTCCATAATTGGCTCCAATGTCAATAGTATGTCTAAAGTTTTTACAAAAAGATATTGCTGTATCTAATTGATCTTTTTGATAATCTAAAATATTTGAAATTTTAGATTTATTAAAAGCTCTCTCTAGAGTACTATCACCTTGTAATACATGCCAACCATAAAGGAGATCAGTGTCCATTTCTTACACCTTATATAAAAAACTTTTTAGCAAAATTACTAATAATGTTTGATACAGCAGTCTCTGCTACATGTCTACTATCAGTAATTTTCTTTCCTTTTTTGCCACCAAATGTTACAATTGGCATATGGCTAGGAATCCATTTAACATATTCAAAACTAGGCCAGTAATATACATTTTTATCATTAATGTTTCTTAATGCTTCGTCTATTGAAACACGTAATATACTTTTGCTTACACAATCACTAACTACACATGGTCTTTCTTGAAATGTAGCATTAAGTGGTACAGGACTTAGTGTAATAATAATAGGTTTATTGCCGCAGTATTTTCTTAACAACTCAACAATTGTTTTTATATTTGCAATATTTTCTTCTACGGTACTAACAACAGATTCGTGTTTGTTGGGATCAAACATATCATTAGGCACACCTCTCCAAAATACGCCTCCGGTTTCTTTGTCTTTCCAAACTTCTGCTAAACCAAAAGTAATAACAAATCCGTTGTGATTGATAAAATGTTTTTTTATTTGTTCTTGCTCTTCAGGAGATTCCCATTTACCTACACCGTCTGCTAATTCATCATACCAATAAGCATCGTGACTACGATTACCTGTTAATGCCCATTCTATAAATTGTCTTACTGCAAAACTATTGTTTAATCCTTCTGGAATAAAAAGTGCTTCTGTGCCTCTTCCGTTCTTTTCCATCCATTCTCTAATGCGTAATGCAAAGCAACTTCCCATAGTCAAAACTTTATCTTGTGGTCTAAAAATAGGTTTTGGAGGTCCGTATGCAGAAAACAATTCATTTAACACTCCGTTAACATTATTTTCAGCCATCATATCTTTTGGCCAATAGTCAACTCTATCACCTTTGTGCCATTTAGTAATGTTACTTGCTTTAATACTTTCTGTTGGATTAAGTACCCCAGAAACACGATATTTTCCCATATATATTTTATACTCCGTAAGTTATTTATAAACTTGCATCTTCCATACCTGCTACTCTTAGTTTTACAATATTAGTTATCTGCCATTGTTTCTGATCTAGTGCTTTTAACACACCTAACCATTTGTTACGCATAAGTGCAAATTCGTTTATAATTTTTTCATAATCACATACATCTTGTTCGCCATCAACATACTTTTCTACATCTCGGCTTGATAATGCTCTTTGATAATTTTCAAGATATTTTTTGAAAAAAGAACTGCGTAAACTACGCAGTTCAATGTTTAAGAATTCTAATATGGCTTCAATTTCTTGTAACTGATTAAATCTATGCTCGACAATACCTGGCATCATTGATGCTTGTTTTTCAACATTACCGTGTAACTTACATTCTTGTTTTGCTTGAACTAGTTCAGTTTCAAAGTATTGTATAGCAGAAGGAATTTGTGATATATCTCTGCTTACTTGGCTGTACCAACCCATTATTCATCCCAATCGTCGTCATCGTTATCGTCGTCTAACTCTAAGTAATATTGAATTGCAGCATCAAGTGTTTTATCACCGCCTAACATTTCTTGCAACTGAATATCCGAAACTCCGTAATCAATAAGAGTATCTACATATCTTTCTGCTGCTAATTCAATATGCTTTTTATCCAAATATTCTTTAAACAAGTTCCATAGATCAGAAACAAATTCTTCATTCATTCTCAGCTAACTCCTCGTTATGATCAATCACAACTTCTTCGTCGGTTGCGTTAGCGATATTTACCATTTGTGCTTCTTTTGCCGGTAAATCGGCCATAATCATTTCGAGTAGTTCACCTGTCCAGTTTTTACGATATTCTAGTGTTTCATTTCCTTCGCTATCAACATACTTGTAGCGATTACCTTGTTTTTCAAGCAGTCCTTTTGCTTCAAGCAAATCAAACATGCCTGAATATGGATCCATTCCTGTTTCATAAGGAATCTTCACTTGTACTGCTTCAAACGGTTTAGCGTAACGTGTTTTCATAACCTTACACGCTGCTCTAATACCGTGTACTTGTGATGTTTTGTTGCCGTCTGCATCTTCTTTTAGTTTCAGCTTTTTCATTGCTACAACCATTGAACTTGCATACACAAAGCCACTACCACCTGAAATCTTATCATCTGGATCAAACATATCCTGCGATGCATAAGTGTGGTTAGTAACACACATACCAACATTGTAACTACCAAACATATTTACGCAGTTAGTAACCAATGCCTTCAGTGCTTTTGCCTTACGACCCATATCACCCTTCATATCACCTGCTTCAAACTGATTTACTTCAGTTGGTGACATAAGCATACCTAATGAGTCAACAACAAACAATACTTTAGGACGATCTTCTTCGTTCATTGATTTATAATCATCCATAAATGTGCTAATAGTTTTAGCAACATCGTCAATCATTGCCATGTTAAGTTTTAGTAGTTTGCTGTCATCGCAGTCAACACCTAATGCTTCTAGCCATGTTTGATCTAGTGCGTTTTCTGAGTCAATAAGCACCACAAAGATGCCTTGCTCTTGTGCTGACTTTACAATATTACCAGACACAATGTAAGACTTGCCTGCGCCTGATTCGCCTGCAAACACGCTTACTTTACCTAGCGGAATACCTTTGCGGAAATCACCACTTAGCAGATAGTTAAGTGCATAGTTGCCTGTGCTGATCCAATCTTGTGGATCATTAAAGCCTGCACTCATACCTTTAATAGATTTTGTTAATGAGTTTCGAAACT